GAAAGACAACGATGCTTTTCATTGGTATGTTGGTGCTAAACTCGTGGCTTTTTCCACCATTGATAATCTTGCTGATCTTGCCAAGAAACGGGTAAATGATTTCATCAATGGTACAGATGAGATGTCTCTTCAATTCAATCGGTATAAAACTATTCTCCTTGATGTTGATGGTGTAACCCCGAAAAAAGAGTTTCCATATGTTTGGTATATTGGTAAACGTGTTGTAACCTATACCGAAATCTTGACTCTTCATGCTGCTGCTTCTGCCAGAGTAAAAGAGTATATGGATAACCGGATGAAAGAATTTAATTGACATTGGTTTAAGAATGGTGTAAATTTCATCAATTGAGTATGAAGTTAACCGTTTCTATAAACCGGGAGTTGAAGATGAGTAAAGTGAAGATGGATGCCAAAACCAGAAAGATTGCTGGAAAGGCTGTATATAATGTTCTGAAACCGACATACTTCACTGAGATCCCTATCAACATAATCGGTGATGCTCTTAAAGAGAACGGTATTGTTATGCTCCAAGAAGATAATACTGAGTGGTCTGGTATATTTTGTGGTGAACAAGGGCAATGCATCATTATTCTTGCCGATGAGAAATCAAAATATGAAAAAGATGGAATTGAATTTTATATTCCATACGATAATGTTGGGTTGTCCCTGTCATGGTATAAATGTAATGATCGTTCTACCCGTAAGATTGAGGTGATTGGTTATGTCTGGTGATAATATCGATCTGAACAAGGAAGATATCGAAAACTTCCTTAGTCTTGAATGTCGCATTAATGTTCGTGCTGAGAATATCATGAACAGATATCAGGCTCATTTTAAGGGAAGTAAATGCAGCTTTGAAGGTACAGAGGTGTATGAAGGATCTGTTGAAATAAAATGGTCTGAAAGATGGGCTTATGGTGGATATGACAGTGGATTCATCACAGTTCCAATTGATGATTTCCTTGGTGACTGGAAAAAATGGGTTGACAATGAAATCCAAAAGGATTATGATAAGAATCAGCAATTAAATCAGCTTATGCGAGAACAACGTGAAAAAGCTGAACGACATTTGTTTGAACGTCTTGCTGAGAAATATAAGAATGCGGGGAATTGAGTTAGTAGCCGTATTCGAGTGAGAAGCCATGCTGGTTAAAGCCCAGAATAATACTGTGTTAATGGTTCTATAGAAGGTTTTACAATAGTGCCTTACGATCCTAAACACACTAACTTGATTCCCCCAAAAGGAAATACATTATGAACACACTGGAAATTCATCCCAAAAAGAACTATATTATGAAAACACTGGTAATTCATCCCAAAGATCCTTCTACTGATTTTCTCAAAAACATTTACAAGGATATCCCGAACTGTACTATTCTGGATACGGGATTCCATCATGTTGATATTTATGGTATGATCGCTAAACATGATCGTATCATTTGTCTTGGTCATGGATGTCCAGAGGGTCTTTTCAGTGGTCTTGGTGGGCTAGTTATCGACTGTTCTCATGCTGACATCATGAGGGATAAAAGTCTTATCTGTGTCTGGTGTAATGCTGATAAATTCATGGTTCAACATGATCTTCATGGTTTTTACACTGGTATGTTCATCTCTGAAGTGTCTGAAGCCACTTTCTACGGTATCAAAACTTCTCAGATTGCTCTGGATGTATCGAATAATGTTTTCGCCATTCTCCTTGGAAAGTATATTGATTTCGAGAACAGGCTTCAAAAGATTCTGGAATCTTACAATAATCCGGTTGATCGTGTTGTTCAATTCAATCGTGTTCGGTTGTTTGACACCACTGGTTTTGAGGAACATGAGCCGATCAATACCCTTTGCCACAAGTTCACTGTATACGTTACCTGTATCCATGATACTATTCCTGCTGAAGAGGTTAAAGAACTTCTTAACGACAATCCATATCTGGATATGGTTGAAGTATTCTTTGAAGGTACTGCCAATGTTGGTGAATGGGATGATGATCATATTCTCAATTGGACTAGTTCCGGGAGAGAAGAATACGAAAAATTTTTCATGGATAAGTAATCATGTCTGAATATAAATGTGCTATATGTGGTATGCCCATTCGTTCAATAATGATGGGGGTTGGTGATGGTACTGGACAAAAATTTGCTCATGAATCTTGTTACTGGAGAGATAAATACGAGAAATCGGTAGAAGATCTCAAGTACATAAATAAAGAGTACGATAAGATGGCTCGTGAATATCTTGCTTTCATTCGCCATCAAAAGGAAAGTATCGATAATTACAATGAAAAGTTGCGAGCTTTGATAGGAAATATGTAATACGCTATGGTGGTGGAACTGGTATACACATGAGGCTTAAACCCTCATGCCCATTATGGGATTGGGGGTTCGACTCCCCCCCGTAGCACAAGGTCAATAATGACCAAAAATCCAAATGAAGAGGATTATATCATGAAAAACCCATTCAAGAAAAAAGTAGAAAAAAGCTATTCATCCGTTTTAAGTCAATTCCGTCAGTCCGTTGATGATATGAACGAAATCATTCAACGTGAAGCTCAAGCCAAAGATGCTTTGGAAGCTGCTAAATCCAAGATTGATGATCAGATTGCCGTTGCTGAACAAGAGATCGGTGATTGTGAGGTTGCTATTCAGAACATTCACAGTATGTTCCCCGGTCTTGCTCGGTCTGCTGAGTAAGTGATCTGCCCTTGTTGTTTTGATAACTGGAAGGAAAATAATAAAGTTTTCCTTTCGGTTATTTTGTCCGATACAAAATACTACCATTGTCCTATATGTGGTAGTTTAACCGCTAACCCTATTATTGGAGATCTAATGGCTAAAAAGTCAGAAGAAACCCCGGTCAAGGATACAGTTTGGGAATCCAAAGCTGTTGTATGTCAATGTTGTTTTTTTCATGACAACAAACCTTCTACTTGCAGGTTGAGAAAACTTCCTGTTGGTCGTAAAGAAAAAGGATGTGAATTCTTCGACAGAAGAAAATAGTCCTTGACTTTGCCTGTAAAGTGTGGTAATATGTCTTTATTGAATGAGAGACATTTTATCACACTTTTTTTGTTTAAGGAGTTCGCTATGGCTATCAAATGGAATCTTAAGATCGAAACCATTCATTCACTTTCTACCGAAGATTGGGAAGGCTATTATGGTCTTGCTGGTCATATGAAAGCCACCCGTAGAGTAAATTCTGCTCTGTTCAATGCTATAAAATGGGGAAGGAAGAAGCTCGAAACTGATAAATATGCTGATCCAATCAAGGTTGGTATTAATTGTATTGAACGAGTACAGAAGGTTATGTCTCGTGTTACTGACTTTGGTTTCAACGACACTGAACCACAATGGGCTGTTTCTGATTTTGTTGAGAAGTACCTGAATCTGAAGATGGGTTCTATTGGAAGAATCTGGTAATGATCATTATAATATCCATTAACGGGCTTAATGGATATTATGTTAACCATGATTAACAATAAAATTATAGGTGACATATGGCAAAATTTTTGGTATTATTTGATGGTGAGATTTTTAAGACAGATGAGATCATGGAAAATGATCTGGAGTATGCTGACAAACATCCATCTGAGCTTAAGATAATTTCGATAGAAGGGACTCAACCAACACAATATAGAAAGGGAAACTGGTATGGAATTGACGTTTGGGAAGATGTCTGAAACTCGTAATATGGAAGAATACAAATACCTCGTTAAATATTCATATGAGGTAAATGATAGGATTTCTCCTTTCAGAGCTAAAGCAGAGTTTTATGTAAAGGATGAAACATCCTTGTATAATTTCGTTGATGCTATTATAAAGGATGATAATCCTAGCAAGTATATCATTGAACAGGTGTATTCTTGTACATTTTCACCAATTTCCGAAAGATATGTTGAAACTCTTTTGGCTGCTGAGAGAGAATTTCGCAAAGAGGATGAAGAAAGATCCAGAATCAAACATCTTAAGGAACTTGCCAGAAAAACGTTTTCGAAAGAAGATCTTGAACTCTTGGGGTTAAAATATGAATGATATTACATGGATGGTACGATACATCATTTGTGATGCTTCTACTGATTTCATTGATGAGGAGCATGAATACTTTACCAAAAATGCTGATGATTTATTCAAGACTCTCAATACCTTGCAAGACAATCCTGAAGTATTCAGGATAATTGGGGTGTTCACTTGTGAATTCAATCCTGTTTCTCGGTTTGCTCTTACAATACTCGAAAAAAGTATTGAAAATGAAAATAAAAAGAACGGGTGATTATCATGAAAGAAGAAAGAGAAGATATAGAATTCATCAAACAGTATGGGGTGGAATTTACCTATAGGGGAAGTTCTACAGATTGGTTGCCTCAAAAGACTCGTTCAATTTTTGATACAGAAGAGAAGCTGGCTAGGTTTCTTGTTAAAAATACGGACAAAAGCCAGTATGAAATAGATTGTGTCAAGATTGTATATTGGGGAGTATTGCCCGAAGAGGATGTCAACAAAATCGTTAACAACTATAAGAGTAATGAAGAAGAAAAAGAAAGAGTTCGTCAAGAAAAGATTGACAGACTGAAACAACAATTGTTGGATGAATTCACCAATGAAGAGTTGGAGTTTATAAAAAATGAAAAAATCATATAACACCGACATCGCTCTTGCAGATGATGACACGATCCTTGCCGGGAGAACTGTCATTTGTGATCAAACCAATTTTTGCCGGGAAGCATGGGCTTGTGGTGGTGCTCATCCTCACAGATATCAGCCGGAAGAATGTGGTCATTGTCCTTTTAATTCGGATGCCCGTTGCCTCCCCTATGAACAGGAGTAGAATATGAAAAAGTATACCGAAAGGGAAGTTCGATTTGCCAAAGCCATATTTCGTAGTGGTATTGATTCCAGATATGATTCTTTTGAAGGAGAAAGAACATATTACTGTAATCACTGTGATGCTGATTCATTAGAAGTTTCGGATGATGAAGCTGATGGTGTAAATGTATACGAAACTTTTCATCATGAAGATAATTGTATCATGCTTGAAGCTATGGAAATTATCAAAGATTCTGCTCTTTTTGAAGCCTTATCAAGGTGATATTATGTCCACATTTCTCGAACAAAAATTTGCTAAAGCCATATATGATACCTTTCTTGGGGATGAGAATGATTGGAATAAAGAAAAACGTATATATTATTGTGAATTTTGTGATGCTGCTCCATTAACGGCATTTTGTGATGAAATGACATACCAAAAGGCTTGTGATATTTTTGAACATGATCCAAATTGTGTTGTTAATGATGCCAAAAAAGTTATCATGAGAAATAAAGAAAAATGAATGTTGGTGTGGTTGGATCTCGTACTTTCTTCGATTATAAGTTAATGAGGGAAGTACTTGATCAATATGAAATCGATCTTATAGTATCCGGTGGTGCTAAAGGTGCAGATCATTTAGCTGAACGATATGCAGAAGAAGAAGGTATAGAAATCCTTGTTATTAACGCTAAGTGGATAGTTGATGGTAAATATCTCAAGGCTGCTGGATTCATTCGTAATCGTGATATTGTTGATGCGTCAGATATGATTATAGCCTTTTGGGATGGCAAATCAAAAGGAACTAAACATAGTATTGATCTTGCTCAAAAAGCAGGAAAAGAAGTAATAATAATAAGATATTAAGGAGAAAAACGTGGTTTATATAATTGGTAGTAATCCAATCGATCTCGTAGGAAGCATAATTGATAACATTGAGAAAGACAAGAATGTATTCAGAATAAATCGGGATAATCTTGCTCTTGATTCTTGTCGTTTGATTCTTGGTGAAATTCAACGAGATCCAAATAAAGATACCTCTGATGAGAACGTTACAAAGATCCTCAGAAATCTTCGAAAACAGACTCTCAAACATCCTACCCCAGACATGCTTTTGATCCAAATGATTGATACCTATATATCTCCTCCTGTTGCTGATGAAGAGGTTATTGATTGGATCATTATGTATGTGTCAAATGATGAAATCCGGGAAATGGGGAAACGTGCTTACAGTATTATTGGTAAAGCCAAAGCCCATTTTGATGGCAGGGAAATCAACACTGATATCATCAAAGAATATATTGATGGTGTGTTAAATGAGTGATGATATTAGTACTGTCAACGTTCTGAAAAATTACATAAATGAGCTATTGGTTGAAACAAGCAAGGATCGATTAGCTCTTTTTACCCTTTTAGAATTACTCACCATTTACATTGATGCTGATGCAAATGGTGAACGTATTTCAGAAGAAGAATCTTACAAACACTTAATAATTCTCTCTGATATCAATATGCGGTTTAATATTCAATCGCAAAATGATATCAGGTTATTAGCATCATACTACGGAGAAAGATTAGCGAATCAAGATTTGTTACTTGCTGAACCATTAGGAGAAGTTCAATAAATGTACACATATTGTAAAAAATATGGAAACAAAATACTTTTAAGGGACACGATAAGCGGCATTAGAACAGTAAAAAATCATGATTGGGAATATTACTATCCAAATAAAGATGGTAAGTATATTTCTATTGATGGTGCTCCGCTGGAAAGAAGAGTTCATGAAACAATCAAGAAAGCACAAGCCGGAATAGAAGATGATTCCCGGTATTTCAAATTGTTTGGTGCCAAGAACTTTGGGTATCAATACATTCGTGATATGTATCGGCATGAAACCCCGATATATCCAAAAGACTTATATATTGCGAACATAGATATCGAGACTGGTAGAGATGAGAATGGGTATTCAACTTCTGATGAAGCGAGATGCCCAATAACATCAATTACCATTCATGATATGGGAGAAGATGTTTATACCGTTTGGGGCTATAAAGAGGAAGGATATTTCCCCAAAAAGCTCAATGTAAGGTATATCCATTGCATTAACGAATATGATATGATCATAAAGTTTGCGAATTTCTTTGCTTCAAGACCACCTGATATTCTTACAGGATGGAACAATGAAACATACGATATTCCTTATATCATGAATAGGATTAAGAATATAGTATCATTCCCTGATGTGCCGGAAGATATTATTTCATCATTTTCACCATTCGGGCTGGTAAATGAAAAATCTGCTCATGATGATTTTGGTAACACAAGAAAAATTTATGAGATTATTGGTATTTCCATTCTTGATTATCTGGTTTTGTTTAAAAAGTTCACTTACAAAACACCAGAGAATTATAAATTGAATACAGTGGCTCATCTTATTCTTGATGATTCGAAGATGGATTATTCAGAATATGCGAACCTTCAAGACTTGTATGATCGGAATTATGAAAAGTTCATCGATTATAACATTAAGGACGTTGAGATTGTAACAAGGCTTGATCATAAGTTGAAATTATTTGATCTGGTTCTCTCTGTTGCGTATAAAGCTGGTATAAATTACAATGATGTTGTTTCCCCGGTTACCACTTGGGATGTTTTAATTTATAACGCTATTATGGATAAGGGCATGGTTCCGCCTTTGGATATGCCCGATACCGAAAGTGGTCAATATGTTGGTGCGTATGTAAAAGAACCAAAGCCGGGAATGTATAAATGGGTGGTTTCTGTTGACTTGAACTCATTGTATCCTCATTTACAGATGGGAATTAATATATCTCCTGAAAAGAGATTGAAATCATCTGAAATTACCCCGGATCTTCAAGCAATTCGTGATGCATTACAAACAACCATTCAGGGTATTTACCGTTTGAGAGATAAAGAAATCGATACTAGTGCTCTTAAAATTCATAATGTAACCCTTGCACCGAATGGTCAGTTTTACAAAAGAGATGGTGATGGATTTATCCCAACTATCCTTGAAGGATTGTATGCCGAAAGAAAAGCCGTAAAACGGTCTATGCTTGAAGATAAGCAAAGGATGGAGGAAGACCCTACCCTTGACTTGAACGATCAAATAGCGGCTAAAAACACGCTCCAGATGGCTCTTAAGATCTTGATGAACTCAGAGTATGGTGCTATGGCTAATGAACACTTCAGATACTTCGATTTAAGAAATGCTGAAGCTGTTACTTCTTCTGGTCAGTTGGCTATTCTTTGGGTATCACATCATCTCAATATATTTCTTAATAATATTATTGAGACTAAAGATTTTGATTATGTAATTGCTATTGATACTGATAGTGTTTATCTTAATCTTGAAAAATTGGTAGAAAAGTTTGTTGCTGGTGTTGAAACCGAAAAGGTTGTTGGTATTCTTTCACAATGGGCTGAATCTGTTCTTGAGCCTGAGATCAATCGTATTTACGAAGATCTTGCTCAATATATAAATTCCCATAAACAGAAAATGGTAATGGGAAGAGAAGTTATTGCTGATAAAGGCTTCTGGACAGGTAAAAAACGATATGCTCTCAACGTTCATGATAATGAAGGGGTTCGATATGCTACCCCGAAAACTAAAATCATGGGGCTTGAATGTGTTCGTTCTAGTGTTCCTGAGTTTTGTAGAAATCATATCAAAGAAGGTATAGTCAAAATTCTTACCAAAGAAGAGTCAGATATACAAGACTATATAATGGAAGTTCGAAGTTATTTTGACGAACAGGGACCAGAAGAAATATCATTTCCTCGTGGGACCAACAATATTGAAAAATGGGTTGATAAACATGGACTTCCTAAAAAGGGATGTCCTATTCATGTTCGTGGTTGTATTGTTTATAACCAGTTCTTAGAAGAGCATGGTTATACTGATGAAAGAATTCAATCCGGGGATAAAGTAAAGTTTTGTTACCTGAGAAGCCCAAATATTTTCAGATCAAACGTTATTGCTTATCCTCCTTCTGTCAATCCAAAAGTTTATGCTGAGATATGTAAATACATAGATTATGAAGCTCAATGGACAGGAACATTCTTTAATCCGATTGAATCAATGATGGAATGTGTTGGTTGGTCTGCTGAAAGAGTAAATGTAGTTTTCATGTAAGAGGAAAAAATGGATTATAAATGGATACAAGACGTATATGATTATGTGGGATCATATGTTATTGGAAGATTTAACAACCACGAAACAAGAAGCACAGTATTAAAGCATGTTATCAAGATATTAAAAGAGAGTGGGGTTGATGCATTTGTTGATTGTGGTCATAATGTTAATACCCCCGATGTTATTGATCATGGAGAATTCAGATTATTTGTTAAGACTCCCCATATCGAATTCATGTTCAAAATTTTCAAGGAGAAAGATTCTAAATGAGTGTATTACAACGAGCATTAAAAGCAGCAAAAAACCCTTATGCATCAATTGCAAGAGATGGTCTTATATGCGGTGATATCACAGGATATGTTGGTACAGGTGTATTTGTTCTTAACGCATTGATATCAGGAAAACTTGATGGTGGATTCCCTAAAGGAAGGGTTACTGCTCTTGCTGGTGAAAAGGGCACAGGCAAAACGTTCATCTTATTAAAAGCATTAAAGGAATATCTTGATGCTGATATCGAAAATGAAGTGATTTTCTTTGAGTCAGAGGGTGCTATCACCAAAGATCTTTTGGAAGAAAGGGGTCTTGATACTGAAAGAGTTGCAATTTTCCCTGTTGCTACTGTTGAGGAATTGAGAAATCAGGCTCTTGTTATCCTCGAAGATTTGGAAGTTGAATGGAATAAAACCAAAGAATATCCAAAAGTAACATTCTGCTTGGATTCTCTTGGTATGTTGGGAACTCTTCATGAGTTTGAAACAGCAAGAACCAATGATAATAAAGCTGATATGGGTAAACGTGCTCAATTGATTAAGTCTGTTTTCAGAACAATCACCCTTAAACTCAGTCTCCTTCAGATCGCAATGGTAATTACAAACCATACTTACAAAGGTATGGGCAAATACGATCCTACCAAGATGTCTGGTGGGCAAGGTCTTGAATTTGCTGCATCTATTATCATTTTCCTTTCAAAGTCTGGTGTTAAAGAAGGCGGAAAAGAAAGTGAAAGCGGAAGCGAAAAGATCAAAAATCTTGTTGGCAACAATATCACATTCATCGTCCATAAAGGACGTATGACTATTGAAGGTTCACGAGCCGTTGTTGGTCTTGACTTCAAAGGCGGAATCGGAAGATTTAACGGGCTTGTTGAGTGGTTTGTTGCTGCTGGTGTATTTAAGAAAGCTGGATCTTGGTATTCATATGGTACTGATCGCCTTGGACAGGGTGAAAAACAAGTATATGCCATTCTTCCTTCTATTATCAGTGAAGAATTGATTTCTGAGCTTCAGCCATTTGTTGAACAAAAATTTTGTTATGGTGTGTATTCTGATAACGTGGAATATACACCAGACGATGAAACAGAAGAGGATATTCCTGATGGAGAATGATTATATCTGTATAGAAAATGGTCCTTTTAAAGGGGTTTCATATCGTATTCGAGAAGCGAAAGTTGTTGAAAAAGATGGGGAAAGCCTTATTTATTTCGACTATGACGTTAAGGATATTGAACCTGAATATATCGGAGAGTTTGAAAAAGCTCTTAGTAATCATTATCTCGAAGAACTAAGAGCACTCGCAGAGGCTAACAAAGGTGAATAATGTCGATAGTTCAACGTACCGAAGAACTAATCCTTAACCAATTGATTCATAATGAGGAATACTACCGAAAGGTGTTTCCTCATATAGAATCAGAATACTTTCAGGAGAGAATAGAACGCATATTATTTGAAACCATAAAGGAATATAGCAACAAATACGCAACCTGCCCTTCTTTTGACTCAGTTTCATTACTTGTGAATCGAAAAGATGGTATAAGCGGAGAAGAAATAAGCGATATCAACACTTATATCGAAGAATTGCTTCAAAAACCTGCGAATCCGGGTAAATTGGATTTTATTGTTGATGAAACTGAGAAGTTTTGTCAAGACAAAGCCATGTATAATGCCGTTGTTGAATCAATGAGCATCTTAAATGGTGATGTTAAGGGAAAGGACAAAAATGCTATTCCAGAGATAATGAAGGATGCCTTAAAGGTATCATTCAATAATTCTATCGGTCTTGAATATACAAATGCGGAAGAAAGATATGAAAGAATTCATCGTTTAAGAAACAAAATTCTATTTGATATTGAAGCATTAAACATAATAACTAAGGGTGGACTTGAAGATAAAACCCTGAATTGTGTTCTTGCTTCTACTGGTGTTGGAAAGACCATCTTTATGTGCCATTGTGCTGCATCTGCAATAACACAAGGCAAAAATGTTCTTTACCTCACAATGGAAATGTCAGAAGAGAAGATTGCAGAACGTATTGATGCAAACTTGATGGATGTGGAATTGGATGATTTTGAAAATATGTCCAAAGAAACATTCTTAGAGAAATTCAAGCGGGTTGCTGCTGGTAATGGGTTTTTGAGTAAGATTTTCGGAATTAAGAAGAAGCCGAAACTTGGAAGATTGTTTATTAAAGAATATCCTACTGGTGCTGCTAATGCAAACCATTTCAGATTCCTTCTTGATGAACTTGAACTGAAGAAGGGATTTGTCCCTGATTTCATAATTGTTGACTACATCAATATTTGTTCATCAACAAGAATTCTTCCTATGGCTGGTTCATATTCTTATGTTAAAGCCATTGCTGAAGAACTTCGTGGTTTGGCTGTTGAGTATAAAGTACCGATTTTAACCGGAACTCAAACCAACAGAGGCGGATTTTCTAATTCTGATATCGATATGACTGATACATCAGAGTCTATCGGTTTACCTCAAACATTGGATCTTTATATTGCTCTTATGACAAGCGAAACCCTTGCTGCTGCCGGAAGAATAGCAGTAAAGCAGCTTAAAAACAGGTATCGAGATGAAAATAAGAATAAGTATTTCTCTCTTGGACTTGACAAACCGAAAATGAGGTTTTATCATGTTGAAGACTGGAACAAGGATATGGGTTCTGAAGAAAAGGAAAAACTTAAAGCAGTTGATGATGAAGTATTCGAAGAGAAACAACCATTAGCCAAGAAAACAACAAAATTCTCAGGAATAACTTTTTAACTTGACAATGGAGAAAAAAATCGCTATAGTTGGAGACAATTATAGCGATTTTTTATATATAAATGAAATATTAGAGGTAAAACATGGCTGATCATCACAAAACACGAGATTATTGTCCTCATTGTATGGACGAAAACCATAAAGTTTATCAGGAAAATTATCCAGATGCAAAATTTTGTATGTATTGTGGGCGATTTATCCTGAAACCTGAGTACAATAAGGTTGAAGATATTGAATACATTGATCGCAGTGACACCCCGATGGATGATGTTGAAGAGAGACATTCTTCATACGCTCAATTGAGCTTCACACGTACTTCTGGTGGACACGATAACTTGTATGGTTCGTCAATCAGACATCAACACAAAATTTGTCTGAGAATCAAAAGGTCCGTAAAACACACATCACCATATCATGAGAGTTATTATGATTACAGCCAGCCTCTTATCGAGGTTGATATGTCACAAGCTCAATTTGCTGAAGCCATTTCTACCATGAATTGTGGTGGAGGGGTTCCGGTAACTCTCAGAACT